TAAAAAAAAAGGTTAGTTCATACAAGTTGAGTAAGGTTATCCGTTAGGGCCATATCACATCCTGTTGTTTGCCCTTAGCATGAGTTCAATTCGCCGATCAACATCAGTCCTATAAGCAGGATCTTTGTCGTAACGAGGATCTTTCATTGCTTCGAGCATTTCTGCATCAGATCTAAAAGCTGTAAAAGCATTATTAGTAGGAACCCCATCTATCTTGTTAGGTTGACGGCCACGACCATCAGTCTCCCAAGCTTCCTTAAGATTCGTTACTGCTAGCTTTCGAGCTAATGCATTTGGAGAAGCAGCCAATTCGTTCCACTCTTTTACTTGGTCCTCAGACCAATTTCGAGCAGCCCAATCTGACATACTTTGCCAAGCGTTATTGTCAACTCCTACTTCATTTAGGACTTGTTGGCGAGAAGCATTCGCCGAATTCGCTTGGGCGTTGATAAACATATCAACAACTTCTTTGGTTATTCCACGCTTAGATAGAGAATTTAAAGTCTCCTCTGTTAAGCCTCCATTATCTTGGTATTCTTTACCCAACTCTTGGAGGTAATCCGTAGTTAAATCTTGCATACCTTCCTTATTTTCAAGAGTAAGATCCTTATCCATAGGCACACTTTGCTTTCTTTCTAATTCAGCATAAGCTTGAGCCATAGCAGCTACAGGATCAGAAGCATTTCTAAACTTTTCAGGAATAGGGTTTTCACTAGTTTGTGACTCAGCTTGCATTTGAGCAGCCTGTTCTTCTAAACTAGGGTTATCAGGTTTTGCACTTATATTAAGTGTCGTTGTTACATCTTGTTCTTCAGTCATTATTCTAATTCGGGGGTTTCAAGTGAATTGGATTTAGCTTGCTCTTTAACTATATCGCCCATGGTTTGTATAGCCTGTTGGCCACCTTGAGCCTGCATTTGAGCTTGCATTTGAGCTTGTTGTTCCTGAGCCATCTCTTGTTGGGATTTAATTAAATCTTTTGTTTCAATACCAAGAGAGGCAGCCTTACGCTTAAACCACTCTGTAACATTTATATATTGAGATAAAACATCAGGGCCAAGTGTTTGTTGAGCAGAAGCTATAAATTCCTGCAACCTTAAATTGTCAGCAGATCTTCCCATAGCTAATACACCTGTAACAATAACAGGTTCAACCATATCTTCAGGCCATTGCGGTAGCACACCTTCTTCTTTCATTTGGCGCATTAATAACCTAACCATAGGTAATTGAAGCTCTTGGCTAAGTAAAGAAAACACACCACCTAAAGATCTCTCAAGTTGATCTTGAATCATTCTGATCTCAGCAGCAGTTACACGTTCTGCATTCCTAATGGATCCCTCTGCCAACATAAATTGCCTAGCCAACCTTTCATTGATCGTAGATATAGTTTGCTGAGCAACACTGAGATCTGCATGCTTCTGAGCTTGTAAAAAAGTAACATCATTTGCACTACCCGTTCTTACACTTAGATTTGGAGCATCGGCTATATCTCTAGGCCTAGTTAAACCTGTAGGAGAAACTAATACTAAAAGTTTAGCCATTGCAGCGGAAGCCTCAACAATACTTTGCTGTAAAGCCTCACCTGTTTGTAGCTCACCTAGCAACTCTTCACAAAATGATCTACCATAATTTTCACCATCTACTCTAATAAATCTTAAAGCTAGATATGGGCAATCTTCTTTTTCGTGCTCTACATAACTACCTTCAAGTACATGCCCCCCAATTTCTTGGTGGACAGTAGCCATATCCTGATCATAATTAACACAAGTATATACAGCATAAGTCTTGCGAATAGGATCGCTCATAGCCTCATCATTTATATACTGCAAAGGAATCTTGTCCTGAGGAACCTCTTCCTTAATTACAATTTTTTGCACATCTCCATTAGGTGATCTCTGAACAACATAAGATTCCAATTTAATTACTTTAATTCCATCATCATGGAAATAGAGCAGTACATTTCCCACAACAATTAATTGACGCAGTGCTTGATATAGAGCTGTTCTATATGATCTCCGCTCAGTTTCGGCCAAAATTTCACGCTCAATTAAACTTAAAGCATGTTCTATTTCAGCTTTAGAATCATCTAACCCTTCAAGATCTTGTTGAGCTACAGTGTCTAATCTCAGCCTAAAGAAAGAACTATTAGGAGGAAGTATAGCTAACAACAAACTTGCGCTTAAAGAATTAACTCCCGCAGCACCTGTTCCAAAATAAGGAGCATTAAAATCCTCTGTATAATTAAAACCATCCTTGGGTAATAAATGAGGAATAGTAACAGCGGCACAATCCCTACCACGCTCTAGGTAATGCCATCTTTCGGATTCTAGATGTCCGTACAATTCAGATGCTGTTCTTCCGTCATATTCCATATTAATAATTCATTGGGCCGTTTCCTGTGTTGTTCGTTCCTGTACCAACAGAAGCTTCTTCCGGCCTAGGTATCTGAAGTTCATTGCCACTTGTTTTTTTTGCAGCAGTATCTTTTAATTTTTTCTTCTTTGCTCTATTAAATAATGGATTAATATCCTGAATAGGTGGAGCAGCAGGTGTAGGGACATTAATGTCAGGCATGCTAAATATACACATAATTGATTAGGCGTGAGCGGTGCTTGTTACTCTACTTCCCGCAGTTCCGTAGCTGTCATTTAAACTTTCACTAGCGTGAAGGTCGTGAATAATGTAAACATATACAGTTATCTCGGTAGAACTGCTACTGTTCCCTAACTGCAAAAACAAAGGCATTGCCCCTTCTCCAATTCTGCCTGCGGTAGTAGCTGTTGGAACTGCTACCATTTCATTAGCAGGTAACTGTATTGAATCTACCGTACTTACATTATCTAAAGGAACGCCGTTCCCATCTACTTGTGGCACGTTTAAAGTGCAGGTCGCGTGACTTGAAAGTATTGTTACATTCTTGGCTGTTGATAGATCTAAAACTGTTCCACCATCGCTAACGCCAAGAACTTGCTTAACAACGGTATAACGTGGAGTTTCCTTAAGTATTGTGTGTGATGTGGCCATATTTAATTACCCGATTGGGCTTGTTCGACAATTTCCAAGAATCTGATCATCTCGGTTTTACCGGCGTAGCGGTGAGCCTGTTGAGGTAACTCGTTTTCCCCGATACATCGCTCCGGAAAGGTTTCTTTCAACTTCTTAATTAAAGCCTTTGAAACCTTGGGCCAATCCCTGTAGTCACTATCAGTTACCGTCTCTAGACTCATCGCCACGCTACATTTGTAACAAAACAGTGATCAAAATAAATATGCAAATCTAATAAAAGATTAATTATAAAATAAAAAGAGCAAGGGCGCTATTTTTCATAGCTGAGACACGACCGGTGCGTTTGCATACATGGGTGGTCTCTCCCTTGCTCTAAATGAAATAAAGGATGTTGCCCCCTCAGTGAAATTGTACTCCTCATCCGCTGTTGGAGCCTGTAATGCTAGAGTCTTTTTAAGAGCAACACCCTACGGAATCTAGAATGGTGTATCGGTTTGCGGTTGAGCCTGAGGCCTAGCAACTACTTTACAGTTGTCTGCCACAATCGAAATCCTAGATTTCTTCTCACCATTTACCTCCCAATGCTCTTCACGAAATTTTCCGTCAACAACAATTTGATCACCTTTTTTGGCGTTTTCTAAAACATATTTAGCTTGCCAATTAAAAACTGTAACAGGGATCCAATTTGGAACATCTACCCAATCATCTCCTTGTTTTTTTCTACCATTACAGCAAATGCGAAATACCGCAATAACTGTTTGATCGTTTCCTTTAGATTCAGGGTCAGCACCTAGCCTCCCCGACAACATTACATTATTTATGTCTGCCATAATACTATATTAATTATTCCAATTAGTTACCCCATAAGCTGCAATCAGTGCTGCTTCAGCGAGGTTGTGTGAACTCTTGGTCTTTAATTGAGACCTAAGAGAGGGGAAAAGCTCTCGAGCACGATTAATGCTGTCCTGCTTTTCTTTCTTTTTATCTTTCAACATTACTTTTTTCCAAGACTGAGGAGAGACAAGAGTGAGCGGTATGTCAAATAGATCCACCACAGCAAGAGCTCCGTGATACGCCCCACCAAAAGTAAAGGCAGCTTTAGAACTATCACGAGGCATAGAATGAACTTTTTCACAGATAATATGTGTATTTTCATAATCTTGGATCCCTTTTGCAATTATGCAGTAAAGCATTGCCGAATCTATCCTTTCATTTAACCACGGCATTTTAGGGATAGCAATATCAACTTTTAAATCTTGATCGATAATAACTATTGCTCCTGATTTCCCCGGATCAATTCCTATGTAGGATGTTTTCATACTCTTTTACTAAAAATAGCCTCCACCACAGGAGAGACATCAACCCCTATAATATCCAACATATCAATTAAAACTTCTGAAGAGGGAACACTAGTACCGACTAGGTATTTAGTAACGTCAACTCTGTGACCTTTTGTAAACATCGAACCCTGCAACTCATCCAAATTTATTTCTTTTTCTCTAAGCAAATCTCTAAGCTTAGCATGATCAAAAACATAAGTGCTTCTTTTAGACCGTCTCATTATTGCTCTCCAAGTTTTGAGCTTTAGCTTCTATCATAGCCACACCACTAGAAGATGTAGCAGAATAAGAGACAGCCTGAGCAGCAGCTACATCCTCACCTTCCTCAGCCGTCATACCACCAAAA